TACGGGCAGGTAGTTGATCCTGCCGTTAAATGCCGGGATGTCGGGGACCGATCCGATGTCGAAGAAATCTTCGTACGCTGAATCAGAAGTCCCTACCTTGAAAAGCCGGTCCTTGTAAGAAGGAATGTCCTTATAGGACTGCTTTTCGACGTGTTTGATATGCCCTTCCACCAGCTTACGGAAGGAGGGATCATTGACAATACTAGGCATAACTTATTCTCCTTTCCGCATTAAGTTCCAAGGGGGTCAAACATTATGTTCATGAACCGGAAATCGACATATTCTTTCCCGGCGGTCGAGAGGTCGAGCCTTGATACTTCGATTCCGAAGTAATCTGAGGTCGCAGCCGCATCAGCCAAAACACCGAGGGAAAGGCTGTCAAACTGAACCCGCGCGGTCCCGGCAAACCTCAAGTTTGCGGCCACCAGCGTATCCCCTATAGCAATCGCGTAGGGAAATGGCGAGGTTACGGTTTTGACTGTCGTGCTGGTATCTGAGCCGATACGGTACAGGCCGAGATTAGCGCCAGACCTGAAGCACAGGGTCGTCTGCGAAGCAACTCCTGTAAAGCCGATAGACGCTGCGGTCGTAAAGCCAACGCCGGTGGCGCCGCCTGTGGCGAGCGTTAGAACGGTTGAAACTGTGGGGGCGGTCCCAAGGGTCGAAAAGTAAACGGGGCCTTGCAGAACCGTCCAGGGGAAGATTCGCTCGACATAGACGTATGCCTGCTGGTCTATCCCATAAGGGCCAACTTCCCGCATCTCTACGTTGAAGTTGACGTTCGAGGTTATCATCGAGGTGATCTTCTGCGTGTTGTACGTTGAATCGTACAGCTCGTATCGCCTTGATGTGCCGATCACTATACCGTACGGTATGCCATAGGCTGGATAAGTGGTTTTGTTTGTGGCGTTCCAGACTCCGCTCGCAGCGCCAAGCGCGGTTACACCGTCAGTTCCCATCTGTACGAGTTGATTTTCGTACAGGGTGACGGCCCCCCCGGAGGTCTGCACGGGAACCCACTGCCTTTGTGCAGGTTCACCTGTGTTTACGATTTGAAATCCCATAAATGTTCTCCTTAGCGGTAATCACCCCGCCAATTCAAGGTGCCGCACATGGGACACCCCCTATCGACTGTGGGTGAGTAAGAAAGCATGATCGGTAGTGGCGCTCCGTCTGGTCCCACTTTGACTAAAACGGTATGGCTTTGCCCCCGCATGATCTTGGGAATGTCGGCCTTTTGTCCGTAAGTGATCCAGTGGTTATCTGGGAGCGTCGTTTGCTCAAATTCTGTGTTCGTTCCAGCCCGATCGTCCGCGCCGCCAAGGGCATCGCGTTTAGAGTCGCAGACAAATCCGCAGTTCCAGCACATAAAGTACCGGCCTTCGTCTTCCCATCTTGCAGGTTTGAGTGGCCGAGTTCTTGCGTCATGCCGGACAATGGTTCTGCTTGGATGTCTACGAGTCTTTTCACCCAACGGCTATTCCTTCATCATGTCTGCGAGTTCTTTACCCGAATGACCCCATGCGGCTGCTGCCCGCTTTGCAAACGGGCTGAGTTGAGTCGTTGAGTCATCCCTTTTTACGGTGTTCCCCGAACCGGATCCAAGCGGAGTATCGGGTTTGCCGCCCCTGAACTGGTTCTCTTTGCCCTTGCCTGTACCAAGTTGAGCGTTCAGGAGGTGCTTTTTGGCCCTCTGATAGTTCTTTCCTGCATCGGCAACGGGGTTATTGGAAAGCCTTTTATTGTAGGGTTCTCCGGTCCCCGTGGTGAGTTTTTTAATCTCAGCCACAAGTGCAGGGTCGTCTTCATCGGCGCTCAATTCATCGATGTACGCGATGTACCCCTGAGCAAATTCCTGAGATTCCCGCTCGGCCTCGGTCTGCTTTTTAGCCAGCGCACTTTCAATCATCTTTTCAGCAAAGGGTACAAACTCGTTTGTTTCGGTCGGGATGTATTCGGGTAATTCGGACTGGTTCTTTCTTTGGGTTTCTGTTTGAGCCTGCTGTTGCATAGCCTGAGCGATAGTTGACGCAAAATTAGTCAGTTGCGTCAGTTGTGCGCTCTGCTGTTCAAACAGGCGTTCCATAGCGGCGACCTTTCGTCCAAGCCGAGACTTCTCAGCGTTGTCTTCGGGGGATTCTAGGTGCTGCTCCTGTTCTTCCGATTTCTCGGAAGATTCTTCGGTTTGTTTTGCCTCTTCTGCGGCCCTGGATAAATCCTCAACTTCGGGTGTATCCTGGCTGGCTTCCTGGCTTTCAAACTCGTCTGACATGTTAATTCCTTTGGTTGGTTGTTAATAAAAAAGCCCTCGAACCCGGACCACCGGATAAGAGGGCTTCTGTTGTTCAGATTGTCCCTTAAAACTTATTTGGTTTCTAACAACCGTATGCTTCTGTTCACGTTAATATTCGGCACGCTCCCCGCATTGAAGTTAAGTTGAATCGACCCATGATACTTCTTTTCGGCCCATTCCTCAATGAGACGCGCGACAATCCCCTTAACTTGCTCCGTCTTTTCATTGGGACATTGCATTATCGACACCCATTTTGATCTGGTAATAATGAGCTATTCTTTTAGCGGCTTCCGTCAACTTGCGATCCACAACGACAAACTCTACCCGTTCCTCTTCCGATGCCTGACCGTTCACGATGAGACTGAGTAGGGATTTCCAGTCATCCAGCCAACCGCCCAACAGTTCTTTACCTATGGGCTTCTGTATGGCATCGATAAAGCCCTGATCCTTCCCAATGGCCGACAGCATGAACTCCGCTTTTTTCTTGCCGAACTTCTGTACGAAGTCTTTTAATTCGGAATCATTCATCTAAAATGCTCCTCCCCCTGCCGCCTGCCTAGCTTCGGCCTGCATGGCCCCCTGCGGTATCCCCTGCTGATTCGATGGAGCGCCCCCACCTTGAGGTACGTTCGGTGGGCTGCCTTGCCCCTGCCCCTTCTGCGGTATGGGCGGTATGGCAGGGTTTAGGAGCTTTCCCGCAAACCGTTCAACGTCTTTCCCCATAAGTTCCGCCGAATCGAGCAGAATATCGTTTAGGAGCATGACCATACCCGGCTGGTTGGCAAAAAGCTGCATGTACGGCATGAGCATTTGCATGAAGCTCGTGTTGTTTCTGAGTTTAGACTGCTTTGATTGCTCGGTTTCAATAGCCGCGGTCACGGGCAGATAAAAATAATCAAGATCGGGCCTGTAGTCGTCGAGATGTTTACCCAAGAGTTTCTTGGCGGTTTCGGGTTCCGCAAACCTCCACGACATTTGCTGAATCATCCAATAAAGGTCCGCGTCCCAGGTATTCGTCCACGTCAGGGCCTTGAAGTGGATACGGTTGTCGGTTTTGCCTTCGCTCGCAACGATAGCCGTTGCAGTATTCGAAGCGGCCGGGAGCTTGCCTTGAGTGGTTTGGTCAATCGCCGTTAGCTGCCGCATGGCGTCTCTGAAAAATTGAGCCAGGAGAACCGCGCCCTGAATGTTGTCCTGGATTTTAAACTCCTGCATATCGTCCATTTCGTTTACAGGAATCTTGTGACCCGGCTCCATGTAATACTGATCTGCATCTTCCTCGAAAGCTCCGTGCCTTTTCACCTTGAAGGTCGGGAGTGTAGCCAGCATTGTCCTGTCGTTACTCATATTGACCGTATCGTCTAGCCCGATCTGCAAGTCATGAGCGTGCTTCGCATCTCCGAAACCGCCGTCTTCTGTCGGGTGGATATAGCAGATACCTCGCAGGATCGGCCGGTAAGGATTGTTAAAGCAATCTATATAGGGGGTCGGGTGATACGCTATAAGCTGCCACCGGCCTTCGGAAAGAGCGTATTCCTGAATAAGTTCATGGAGTTCAGCGCCTTTTTTGATCTCCCCTTCATCGTCTATTCCGGGGAGGATTTCAATCGGCAGTGCATTCGTGGGGTTCGTTTTTTTCACGATACACCAGCCTTTTCCGTATCGCTTCAGAATGTCGAACATGGGCGAAGCTGGTTTCTGCTCGGGAGCATCGTCCTTGTACTTATTGTAAGTCTCCTGCGAAGTCTCGGTCTCAGGGGCCGCTTTCAGTTCTTTCAAAAGGTCGAGATTGAAATATCCGGCCACATCCTTGTTTCGTTCAAGCCAGTCGAGACTTCGTTCCGATCTCGTAAGGACAAAAGGCTTTTGCTGAAGCGAGTAAACGTAGCTGTCATCGTAGTAAACATTCCGGTTATCCAGTACCTCAATTTCGAACTGATCTTTGTGGGTGATCGTCTGTCTTACTGGTTTCGGTTCCATGATCGGGAGTTGACTATCCCGATCTGTGATCTTAGCCCCGTGAATGTCGGTGTCTCCCTCGACAAACTCATAACCGACGATAACGTCTCGTTGTTCCTTACTCCATCGGCATTCGCCGTGGACTAATCCGGACAGTCGGGCAAGAGAACCGGCCCTTATCCGTTTCTGATAGTAAAACAAGTCCCTGCGATTGAGCGTTTTATTGATAAGCGTCTTCGCTGCATCGGCGCACTTCTTGGCTTCATCGCTGGCATCTTCAAGGTAGACTTCTGCGAAATCGCGAGTCCCGAAGGTCATAGAAGCGTCAAGGGCCGCTTGGGTGAGTTCCTGGCTTACGTACTCAGGGATTTTGATGTCGCTCATCCAGTCATAGTCTTTCTCGGTACGCTTCTGGTCGAGAAGGTCTACGTATGTTTCAAAGTCATCCATATCCTGTTGGCGGTTGGCTTTTGATAAGACATACTCGGCCTCAACTTTAAGGCATAACTGTTTTTCGACATCTTCTGAAAACTTTCGACTCATCTGTTTGCTTTCCGAGCTTTACGGCTCTTGTTTTGGCACTCTCGGTGGAATCCGTACCCGCTTTTCTTTGAAATCCACATATTTGATGGGTCGTCGTATGTAGCACAATAAGAACACTTAACCCAATCGGCATTGCCGCAAGCCTCATAAGCTCGCATACGCCGATGGATCATGTTGTGATATGCCTTGTCTTGACATATTACTAATTGATCGGAAGCATGGTGGTGGACTACTGCCCCTGTAGGCAATGGCTTGCCCAAGGCTTTCTCTGCGATGACAATATGCTCGTTTACATAGCCATAACTATTCGCCTTAGGGTGATCCGGTATGTAAACAGCAGGATAGTTGCCCGTTTCAGTTCGACCGCCCTTCCATGCGGGACACTCAGAACCCAACCGATGAAGATTCTTAAATCTATGTCCCGCGACAAACCGCATTGGTTGTCCCTTTACATATCCGCGCGATGCATCCGATTTAGCTATAATGCTAGTCGGTTTCCCGCAACCGCATTCGCACAGTTTGCCTTGGAACCCCCACGTCGGATATTCATCATATTCTTCCAGCATCAAAACCCTCTGTTGCCGTTGGCCCATCGCCAAACAGGCGCAGGAATAAGTCTATCCATCTCTGCCTGTTTGCACCGGGGGCAAGTAGGCTTCTTCTGAGAATCGTTATCAACGAATGCTTCCTCGCAAAGTCCGCATTTCGGACACAGGAAGTCATAGATTCTAAGGAAACTCATCGCTTCTTCCTCGCCTTAGCTGGTTTCTTCGCGGTCATTCTCGAAGCCTCGAACCGTGCCGCCGCTTTAACTCTGTTCTTATCTGCAAGGATTTCACGCGCCTTTTGCAGCGCAAGAGCGTCGTTTACGGCAGGGGGTACGGCTGGAATTGTTTTCTTCATAAGTTCTTTCTCGTGAAGATCAGATCAAATCCCTGATATCGTATTCCAGGATGCCCGATCCATCCATCAGGTGATCATTCGAAGATATTTCAAATTTAGTCCCGTCCGTAAACCATATTGTAAATAGTGAGAAATCTTCAATCTGAACATCTTTGATTGTTTTCCCAACCAGTTTTTGAACTGCCACCTTCCTATAATCCATTATCCCCTCCCTATGCGCAATCGAGTATAAACACACCATTTCTCGGGCGTTTCTATCCATCCGGTAGTCCCAGGCCTACAATCGCCTCCCCGTTGTCTAACGTTAAGATCGGGGCCAGAATATGCAGGCCAATGGGTCAATTCCGGTTTAATTCTCCAGTATATAACTGCTGGAGGTTTACCTAAGTACTCCGAGAATTTCAGTCTGAATCTATCGACGGCCTCATCTTTAACGGACGACCAAGATTTAGACGCATCACCGTCAAACACATCTCCCCCGGCGAGTTCGACATATTCTCCACCATCGGGGCTTGTGGCGCAGTCACCGAGTTTGGGATGCACGTTAAAACCTTTCAGCAGGTCAGATATATCTATACGCTCAGTATCCATTATTATGCCCTCGCTGATTTAAAATACTGTCCACCCATGTCTCTTTCCCGATACTCAGAATGCTTGCTAAACCTAAACGCTGTATGCTTGTGAATGCACTCCCAAACCATATTGAGATGACTGTACTTCTGCTGTGGCGTGTTCTTGTCGTCTTTGGTCGTCATGGCCTGTTGATCTACCCACTGTTCCCAGCTCCACTTCGCCATTGATTCAGCCGCTTCATGAGCGCCGTCCCTGAATATCCATATAGTAGGCAGATTGACTTCGCGCCCATTCTCAATAACTTTGTTGTTGAAGGGCCGTCCCACTTTACGAGCGTTTTTAAGTCTCACCCTGATTTGATCGCGGCCGAACTCACCTTTCGTGTTCCACGCCTGCCAGTAGCCGCCCGTGCCGATGTCGTCTCTCTTCAGTTCCCTCGTAACTCGGTTGATCTCGTCGAGCATAGTCACAAGGTCAACTTTCGTCGCTTCGGCCAGAGGGTCCACAAGGTTCAGTTTGAACTGATAGTCCATGCATCCGTAGGAGAACTGCTCCATTATCTGAAACGTGGTGAACTTGTCAGGCGTGATTCCTTTGGCGTACCAGATATACATCTCATCAGTAGGAGATAGGCTGCAAGCGCCACAAGCCCAAGGAGTACGAGGATGGTAATCAATACCTCTAAAATGAGTCCAAGAAAGAGGAATGCGGCTGTTAGAGAAGTATTTATCAGCATCGATAACATGAATCTTCCAGTCGAAATCTTTGAGAATCCTGCCTGTCGCCTGCCTGTGAATCCCGTAAAGCCTTGTGGCTACCGTGTCGGGGTCTGCATAGTTGCCGACCGTCTTGTCGATTACTTCCCGGCTAAGAGTTGGATTGTCGTAAGTCGATGCCTGAAAAACGGCTTTATAGCTATGTCTTGTCGGGAACTTCTCAAACGGTTTGGATTTGTCCTCTTCGCCGGAAGTCTTGTAGAACTCGCAGATCGATTTGGTTCTCACGTAAATCTCTGCCTGCTCGAAGAACTCATCGAACGTGAAGCTGGTTCGTATGGCCGGCGTAAGTCCGAGTTGGAAGTCGCCATTTTCGGCCATGAGCCGGGGCACTTGTTCCTCGTAGAACGTGTACGGCGGTTCTTCGTCGCAGTTGGAAATTACCGCTCCCCCCTGAATCAGAAAGTTGTTTCTTGGCGATCTAGCAACTGGAATTTGCTTTCCGGTTTTAGATGATTTATCCCAGCCGCCAGTTTCCATTGAAATATCGTAAACATCCTTTTCCCCTACGGGTTCGATGCTACGCACTTGCACCCACCGCACATTTCTATCCGAAGGTGCAAATATATCGGTTTTGTTTTTGTTCTCGAAAGAACACGATTCGCTTCTTCCGATAACCCTTCCCTTACTCTTCTCTACCAACACGTCCAACTGTTCTAACTTCCCGGCTATTCCTACGATTTCAGCAAACCTTATAATATCTTTTGAGTTGTTTACAGAGATATGATACTGAGTTGCCCAACCATTTTCAAAGGTTCTCACCCTGATAGTGGACCTTATTTTAAGCCTTCTTAGTAGGAGAAATACATCCTGCGCTAGCCGATAAGAAGTAGAGCAATAACCGATGGAGTTGGATGCCCAT